GCAAGAACAGCACTTGTGCTGTTGCGCCTGTTCTGGAGATTTAATTCTTGACCCTTAACACTTACCGCCCCGCAGGGGCGGTCGAAAATTTTTTTGTATGCCACAACAGACTGTAACACACGAGCCCCAGCCGTTTGAACGCACCCCGATCTATAAAAGCGCAAGATTGGTGGCTCTGAATGCACAGCATATTGTCGCCAATATGCCGAAGAAACATAAATACAGCACAGGTCAAAAACTCAACGACGCATGTTTTGACCTGATCGAGGCAGTTAGCTGGGCTTATGTGCAACAGGATATGCAGAAGAAAGCCCTGTATCTAAGACAGGCATACAGAAAAACAATGAGCGCGCTGATTATTCACAGGATAGCATCTGACCTGAACCTGATGGCGCGGCAAATATATATCGAACAGGTATCTCACCTTGTGTCTATTTTAAAGCAGGCTACTGGCTGGCTCAACAAGACCGGCCAGAAACTGCCTCATGAAAGCAGGGAAACGGCCAGAGCGGGACAGCCTGTCAGGAGCTGCCCCGGCGTGCCATTATCTCGGGCCGCCTCGCCCCAGTGGCAGAGGTCGAAAGACAGCTCCCCGATGCGGTGACGTGTCGGGCGGCGTGGAGAAGGCGGCCTGGCCGCCGTGTGGCAGGCGCGAACAACGCGTTTGCCTCTACGGAGTACAATAGCAACAACGTGCGGAACGTGAACTACAATGGCAACTGTAACAACGCCAACAAGAACAACACTTATGCTGTTGCGCCTGTTCTGGAGATAGTATGCCCCTGCTGCTCAAAAATGAATTCTCATATGCTGATATCCTGAAAGCATATATGGATTGCAGAAAAAGAAAGAGAGGCAAGCGCACGTGCATAGCATATGAAGTTGATTTTGAAAGAAACCTCATTGAACTTCTGGACGAAATAAATAATGGTGATTATTGTATTGGAAGGTCAAGAGCTTTTACTGTGCTCAGGCCAAAACCAAGAGAGATCTGGGCAGCACAATTTAGAGACCGCATAGTACATCACCTTATATATAATGAAATCGGTTCTTATTTTGAGGAAAGATTTATAGAGGATTCATTCAGCTGCATTAAAGGTCGCGGCACACTGGCTGCTGCAAAGAGGCTCGAAAAATTCTGCAGACAGGCAACATGCGGCTGGAGTAATCACGCATGGTATTTGCAGGTGGATATATCAAACTTCTTTGTGAGCATCGACCGTCAGAAGCTATGGGAAATAATCAGTGAAACAGTGGGTGAGAAATCCCTGACTTCCAGAATAATCAAGCAGATCATTTTTCATGACCCCACAGAAAACCCCATAATCAAGCAGGGGTCTGACTTCAGCAAAATCCCGCCACATAAAAGCTTATGGCTTTGCCGCAAGGGTAAAGGCCTGGCTATAGGTAATCTGACATCCCAATTCATGAGCAATGTATATCTTGATGCCGCAGATAAATTCGCCAAACACGAACTCCGCGCCAGATGGTATGTGCGCTATGTAGACGATATCGTTTTCCTGAGTACAGATCGGCAGCAGCTATATCAGTGGCATAGGAAGTTTGAAGACTGGCTGCTTCAAAACAGGGCCCTGGCCCTGCATGCAGATAAAGTCAGGATATCTCCCATTGCCCAGGGCATCAATTTTGTTGGTGCCATTATCAGGCCATACCGCGTCTATCCCAGGCGCTCTACCGTTCACAGTGCAAATATTGCGCTGGCAAACATCGTCAGAGCGCCAACATGCAAGGCCAATTTTGATACGCTTCAAAGCTATATCGGCATGATGCGCCATATGAAAACCTACAACCTGCGCACCCGCCTTTGCACCAGTGCACAAGCACCGCTCACTATTGGCCATGACCAGGATATGACAAAGATTATCAAGCTGTATCAATAAGGAGGATGCACTATGTTTTACTGGAATACCAGGACCCAAAAAAGCATGACAGAGGCCATGGTCAAATTACAGGGCCTTCCACTGGACAATAAAACCCTAGCTACCGTCGGTATCTATCCTGTCGAATATCCCTACCCTGAACACGACAGCGACATGCAGGGGATAATACCAACGGGCGACCCCTACCCAAAACCCGGAGACCCCGCAACCTATGTGCAAGACTTTGAAGTTGTAAGCCTGCCCGAAGACAGGATCGCTGACAACCTGGTACAACTGGCCGAATCCAAACGGCAGGCTGCTCTGCAATCCGCAGACGATGCCGTATCCGCCTATATGTCCCTGTTCAGCGACATCGAGAAAACCACATGGAACACGCAGGAGGCCGAAGTCACCGCATGGCTGGCAGACCCGACTACCCCAACGCCTACGCTGGACATGCTGGCAGAAGCCAGAGGCATAGATAGGCAGACCATGCTGGAAAAGGCCGCTGCCAAGGTGACGATCTTCAAACAGCTTGCCCCTGTAGTGATCGGCAGACAGCAGAGCTACGAAGACGCCATTGCTGCCACAGCAGCGGACGACAGCAAGACAGTGCTGGAGCGCATCACGGCCCTGCGCGAGATGCAGTTTGATTACAGCGACATCGTGCAGGCTGTGGCAGGGGTGTAGGTATGCCCGGCCATCTCTCATATGGCAAGTCTGTGCTCATAGCTGTGGACCAGCTTATCAATGCCACCTTCAAGGGCTGGCCTGATGAGACTCTGAGCAGCCGGGCCTACCGCTGGGCACGAGACAGCGTGCGCTACTGGCCACTGCGGATCATAGAAGCGCTGTTCTGGTGGGAGAGCGAGCACTGCAAGAAATCATACGAAAGCGAACGCTTTGGGCGGCAGTTACCGCCTGAGCTGCGCAAATAGATCACCTTCGTATCCTCCGAGGGGAACCCCTGTCAGCTGGTACCTCATTGAGCTGGCAGGGGACATAAAAGGAAAAGAATATGGGAAGCGTAGTATCTGGACTTTTTGGAGGCGGCTACAAGTCGCCAGACCCTGTACAGTATGACCCCGTGCCCGTACGCGAAGCAGAGAGCGAGCCGGAAAGCGCAGCTGTGCGCAATGCCGAACAGCGCAAGCTCAAAGCACGGCGTGCCATGAGCGGCACCCTGCTGACCTCAAAGCTGGGCACATCCGGCACATCCAATGATATGGCCAGCGGGCTTCTGGGGCATCGATTCTAATTCAGGGGGCAGGGCATGGACAAGTTCAGCGAGGCCAAAAGCTTTGTGGCACATCTGCAGTCAGGCCGCACTGCGCGAGAGGAGCAGTGGCGCGAGCTGGCCCAATGGATAGCCCCGCACCGTGGCGTCTTTACCGGCGAGGACCTTGCCCCATCCGGCAAAAAACGCAACGAGCACGCCTTTACCCAGATGACTGCCCAGGCCCTCCTGCGCGGAGCGTCAGGCATGACCAGCGGCATGACCCCGCGCAATATCTCCTGGTTTGAGCCGGACTTTGACGAACCAGCCCTGACCGAAGCCTCTGGCGCACGCCTCTGGCTGGACCAGGTAGACCGCAGGATGAAGGACGCCCTGGCCAATGGCGGCTTTTACCAGGCCATACAGGCCTTCAATACTGACCTGCTCTGGGCAGGCTGTGCCCTGCTCTACACAGAGAAAAGCGCCAGGACCGTCATCCGCTATGAGACAGTACAGATAGGCTCGTTTGCCGTGGGCATGGACGGCGAAGGCAGACTGGACGCCGTGGCCCGTTCTATGGTCTGGACACCGGCACGCCTGGCATCTGTCTTTGGCAAGGATAAGATGTCTGAGGGCGCACGCACCAAGCTGGAGAAAAACCCCTATGAGGCCCTGCGTATCATACACCTGGTACGCCGTCGAGACCTGCGCAACCCCCGCAAGCAGGACAGCAAAAACATGCCTTGGGAATCCCTGTTCTGGGAAGATTCAGGCGCAGACAGCTTTCTGCACGAGGGCGGCTATGAAGAGATGCCCTATTTCTTTACAGTCTGGCACGAGAGCACAACACCCTATGGCACTGGCCCTGGTGACGATGCCCTGGTAGATTCACGCCAGATCGACGATATGGAACGCCGCAAGCTCAATGGCCTGGCCGTGCTGGTACGCCCCCCACTGCAGGCCCCGCACGCACTCAAAGAACGCGTTGACCTGAACCCCGGCGGCCTTACCTATGTACCGGAGCGGGTAAAGATTGAACCCATTTATGACCTTGGGCCCTTTGCCCGCGCTCTGCAGTTTCTGCAGGCCGAACTGCAAACTGTTGGTCAGCGCGTCGAACAGGAGCTCATGGCCAGCACCTTTGCTTCCATGCCGCTGGACCAGCGCCCCACGGGTATGAGCGCTACCGAATTTCTGGAGCGCAAACGCGAGGCCCTGCAGCAGCTTGGGCCTGTAATCAGCGCCTATGAACCCAATGTGCTGACCCCCCTGCTGTACCGTACAGCAGCCGTACTGGACAGGGCAGGCCTTCTGCCCCCACCGCCCGAAAGCCTTATGGGCATGCCCCTGCTCATGAAGATGGACTTTGTATCCCCCATGGCCAACGCACTGCGACAGACCGGCGCAGAAACAACCCGCGCCCTTACGCAGGAAGTGCTCATGCTGTCCCAGTCGCAGCCCGAAGTCCTGGATAAGATCGACTGGGATCAGGCTGTAGACGAGCTGGCCACAGGCACAGGCGCTCCTGGTGCCATCATACGCGCCGACGCCGACGTGCAGGCCATTCGCCAGGCCAGGGCAGAACAGCAGATGGCCATGCAGCAGATGGCCATGGAACAGCAGGCCCTGCAGAGCGGCGTGGCCGCAGCCAAAGGCCTGGCCGACACAGCCAAAACCGTTAACGACATAGATCAGCAGGCCGGAGGTGCCGCATGAATACAAAGCTGGATGTTATCAACGCCGCATTGATGAAGGTAGGGCTGCCCCTGGCGGCCAGCCTTGACGATGCCGACTGGAATGCCTCTTCCATTTTTGACAGCGTGGCAGAACAGGCCCTGCGCTCCTTCCCCTGGGGCTTTGCCATGCGCTACGCTGTGCTGCAGGCAGGCACCCCCATGCCGTCCTTCGGCTTCAAGCACGCCTACAAAATGCCTACTGACTGCCTGCGCATCATTGACGTGCGCCCCGGCGAAGACCTGCGCGCACCAAAGGCCAGATTCACCATCAGTGGCAAGATGGTCTATTCCAATGTCAGCCCATGCAATGCCCGCTATGTGGCCAGAGACCTGGAACCGGCCAACTGGCCCACAGACTTTGCCGACGCCGTGGCCGCCCGCATCGCGGCAGAAATTGCCAATCTCTCAGCCCAGACCATGACCATGACACCCGGCCTCATACAGCTCTATCAGCTCTCACTGGCTCAGGCCCAGGCAGTGGACGCCACAGAAACCACCGAGCGCGTGCCTCTGGACGAAAGCATCCTGCATGCCCGCTCTGGTGGTCAGGGGGGCTAACACATGCGCCAGCCCCTGCCCCCCTTTGGCTCCACACTCAACAGTCCCAAGGTGGCGCAGGCCATGCAGTCTCTGGCCGAGCAGCAGGAACAGCCCGGCGCTCTTTTTGTGGCCAAGAATGTTCTCAACGGCGGCGAAACCAGCCCCCACATGGGCGCACGCTTTGACCAGCCCCGCCATCAGACCGGCTGCCACAGCCTGCTCAATATGATCCCCCTGCCACAGGGCGGCATCACCAAGCGCCCGGGCATGGAGCATATGGCCAACCTGCTCTATGCCGGTTCAGGAGAAAATTACTCATTCCGCCTGGTGCCCTTCATTTTCTCAGCCAATGAAAGCCGCATACTGGAATTTTCCGGAAAGGACTACAATGTACAAATGCGCGTCTGGCTGCCAGACGGCACCCTGGTGCAAAATGCCGACGGTACTGTCTTTAGCCTCAAACTGCCCCTCTGGGGCCAGAACGAGCTGGACAGCTTCACCTATGCCCAGTCAGCAGACGTTATCTTTCTGGCGCACAGAGGGCATCCGCCAGCCAAAATTTCCCGCTATGCCGACAATGACTGGAGGTACGAAAAAATAGTCTGGCTGCCCAGCATAGCCGCACCCGTCATTGCCTCAGCCGAGACCGTGGGTGGAATACCCAGTGGCGAAAACAGCCGCACCTCATACAGCTATGTGGCCACAGCCATTGACGCCACCACCGGCGAGGAAAGCCTGGCATCCACCTCTGTCACCGTAGAGAATGCAGCCCCGCTTTCCCAGACCTACTATATCGCCGTCACCCTGGAGGCCGTGAACAATGCCGCTGAATATCGCGTGTACAAGAAAAAGGGCGGCGTATACGGCTATATCGGGCGCATCACGCCAGAAGCAAACGAAGACGGCAGCGAGGCTTCCCTGGTATTTGAAGACCGCAACATTGGCGCAGATACCGAAGACACCCCGCCCAATGCCCGGGACCCCTTCGCCGATTACAACAACTGGCCTGGCGTTGTCTTCCTGCACCAGCAGCGCCTAGGCTATGCAGCCTCACGCCTCCAGCCGCTGACCATATGGCTGTCACAGTCCGGCAACTACGAATCCATGGCCGCCAGCATCCCCCCGCAGGACGATGATGCTATCGAAGTCACCCTGGCAGCCACTCAGGCCAACCGCATACTGTGGTGCCAGTCAGACCGCACTGCCCTGGCCGTGGGCACCGAAGGCGGCGAATGGATACTCACCGGCACCGAGGGCGCAGCCCTGACACCCTCTGACCTGTCCTTTCAGCCGCAGACCTATCACGGCTCGCAGGAGGGGCTTTCTGTCTTGCGTGCAGGTAATGCCCTGCTTTATCTGCAACGTGGCGGCCGCGTCATCCGCGAATTTGGCTACAGTTTTTCGGCAGACAAATACGAATCCAGCGACCTTTCTCTGCTGGCCCGGCATATCCTGCGCGACAAACCTGTCAGAGCCTGGGCATGGCAGGGCGAGCCGTACAGTATCGTGTGGTGTGTGCTGGCCGACGGCACTCTGGCAGGCCTCACTTATATGCGCGAGCATGATGTGGTGGGCTGGCACCGGCATGAGACCAACGGCAAGGTGCTGGACGTGGCCGCCATACCCGGTGAAGACGGCAACCACCAGATATGGTTTGTGGTGGAGCGCGGCAGCACGCGCCGCATCGAGCGCCTGGCACCGTTTTTTGAGGGCAGCCCGCAGACAGCCATGCACAGAGACGGCAGCAGCCGCTATACCTTTGAGGCCCGCTGCATTCCCTGCCTGCCAGAAAGCAATCTGCAAAACGGCTCCACCTTCCTGCGCGTTCGCAAAATCAATACCCTTAAATGTCGCGTACTGCACAGCAGGCCCTTTTCTGCCCGCGTGGGGCAGAGCCAGCCCCTGCCCGTACCCGTACGCGGTGCAGGCTATGAGGAGCTGGCCGACTGGGCTGTACCCCTTGGCGCAGGCTGGCGCGACGGCGAAAAACTTGAACTTATCTTTGACGGGCCAGACCCGGTAACAGTGCTGGGCATACTTGTCACACTGGAGCTGGCAGACCTGGCCGGAGGGAATAAATAGTGGGCAGCGCAGCAACCATAGGGCTTGTTATGGGCGGCCTTGCCGCAGGCTCGTCCCTGCTGGGCTCGGCACAGCAGCAAAGTCAGGCCAGAGCACAGGCAAAAGCCATGAGCGCCCAGGCAGCAGCCACACGGCAGCAGGCAGAACTGGAGGCTCAGAAAGGACGCGTGGAGGCCGAAAACATCGACCGACAGAAATCCGCCCTGCGCAGAGACTTTGAAGCCGCCCAGGGCCGCAATCGCTCACTGCTGGCAGCCGGTAATGTGGATATGACCAGCGGCAGCGCCCTTAACGTGAGCATAGGCAATATCAACCGCTTTGCCGACGATATTGGCGAAAACGCCTACCAGAAAAGCCTGAAAGAATGGGAAACCGCCCAGAACGTCAAGGCCCTTAATTATCAGGCAGACGTTTATGATGCCCAGAGTTCTTACCTTAAGAAGAGTGCCGGCAATCTGGGCACAAGCCTGCTCACAGCAGGCATTTCTGGCGTCACTGCAGGCCTGGGCGGCTATGCCATGGCAGGCGGCAAGCTCACAAGTCTTTTCGGCAGCGATGACCTTGTCTGGGATAGAGCCCTGCAGGGATGGTCAAAAACCGTACCAAGACACTAGGAGGTCTAGCATGCCTAGACAACGCCTTTATGAAAATCGCATGCCCGGCGTCACTGTAGGCACGCCACGCCCTGTCAATGTGGGCAGCGTGCCCAATGTGGAGAGTGCTGCCTCCAGGCTGCTGGATTTTGGCCTCAAAAGCGGCTCGCAGCTCATGGGTATTGTGGCCAAGGACTATGTGCGCGAGCAGCAAGGGCATATCGACGACGCCGTCATGGCTGCCCAGAAAGAGTTTGAAGCCTGGAAAACAGAGTATCGCCAGACACGCCAGGGCAGCCTGGCCCTCAATGCCCAGAGCGACTACGCCAACAAGTTTGCCGAAATCAGCAGCCGTACCATGGCCGCCTTTGGTGGACATGATAATGAGATATTCCGCAAAGAACTGCAGAAGCGCCTGGACACACAGGAGCTCTACGCCATCCGCGACGGCGGCCAGTATCAGATACAGCAGGACGAAGCCTGGCAGAAGTCACAGATGGAAGGGCAAATCGCCGATTTTGGCCGCACTGTGGAACTACATGCCGATGACCCGGAGCGCATTGCCAATGAGATGCACACCCTGCACCAGAGCTGGCTTACCAAGAATCCCGGCATGGACGACACGGCCTTTGTGCGTAAATTAGAGGAAGTACGCGACAAAGGCCGCCTCAATGCTCTCATGGCCAGAGGCGACTACACAGGAGCACAGCACCTGCTCACCGGTTCCAGCCAGGCAGACAGCACTGCATCAGGTACCCTGCCAGCCAAAAAAGGCACCATTGCCGAAGATCACAAGAACCCGCTCAATCTCAAACACGCCGGAGCCAATGCCGGTACGCGTGCCGACTTTCGCGTATTCGATACCTATGCCCAGGGCTTTGGTGCAGCCTGGAAGCAGCTGCAGCTCTACCAGAACCGCGACGGCCTGACCACGCCGCGCCAGATGATGAACAAGTGGGCACCGCCCTCAGAGAACGACCTGAACAGATACGGCAAGACCCTGCAGAGCATGGGCATTGACCTGGACAAGCCTCTGGACATCAATGACCCCAAGAACGCCGCTAGGCTCATGAAGGGCATGGCCCTGGCAGAATCGCCCGTGGGCAAGCGTTTTTCCGAATCTGACATCGAGCGCATGCTTACCACTGGCCAGGATGCAGAAGGCAGTCAAGCTCAAGCTGCACCCGCAAAAGGTAGTATTCTGTCAGGCCTGTCCGCCTCAGATCGCCTGTCATACATGCGCGCCATTGAGCTTGGACGCCAGAGGCAGGCCGAGGATGATGCCCTGGCCATCGCACAGGCCACAATGCAAGAAACCAGAGGACTGCCCCTTGAAGAAAGAACAGCGCTATGTATGCAGGCTGCCATGCAGATTGAAGACATGGACACGCGTATGAAGGCAGAATCTGTCATCAAGAGCCAGCTGGCCTTTGAGGCCAAACAGCAGGAGGCCCGCGCCGCTGCTGATGGCCGCGCTCTTTTTGACCAGACAGCAAACCTTGACCCCATTGCCAGGGCACAGGCCCTCAATGCGGCCAACGTCAGCCCACAGGCCCGCGACTATGCGCGAGAGCTGGCCTTTGGCAAGGCTGCCAAGGAAAACCCCGACAATCGCCGCGCCCTGCGTGCAGGCCAGGTCATGGCAGACTTTGGCCAGCTGGCCACAGCACAGGAGCGTGAAGCCTATGCCATGCAGCACGGCCTGACCACTGCCCAGACCAATGAATTACTGGACTACAAGGGCAAGGCTGCAGACCTGTCTGTGTCCACAGTGCAGGGCATTTACAAATCCCTTGGCGGCTCAGAGCTGCCCGACGGCTTCTTTGAAGCAGTCAGGGAAGACATCCCTGCTGGCCGCAAACCCAGCAAGGAAGAACTCACGCGCATCATCGGCAACCTCATGATGCAGGGCGAACGCCAGGGCGGCAGCTGGTTCGGCTATGGCCGAGACCGCACCCTGTTTGAAGCCCGCCAGGAAGGTGCAGAGCAGGAAGGCAGCTGGCTGCCCGATGTGAAGGACAGTGAGAGGAGCAGCCTTGATACCCTTTTGGAACAGCAGGGCCTGCCTGCCACAGATTTTAACCGTCGCAAGCTCAAGCGCCTCAATATGGGCCTCACTGAAAGCAGGCCCTGGGAGAAATAGATGGAATTTGTTTTCAAGGACGAATGGCTTGACCCCCAGCCCACGGCACCTGAAAACCCCGAACCCGTACGACCCACCACGAATATGGCTCTGGCCGCAGTCCGTGGTCAGCAGCCAGGCAACCTGACCACTGCCCGCCGCATGGCGCAGGAGCTGGGCATAGCGCCAGAGCTGGCCCTTGACCTGCCACAGGAAAGCCTGGAAGAACTGCGCGCCCGCCAGATAGCAGCTAATCCCGGCCTTGCCGACTGGGCAGCCAAAAGCACGCAGAACGCTGCCCATGCCAGGGATAATGCCAGCTTTCTGTCCAGCTTTGCCGATGCCTTCACCAGTTTGGGCGCTGATGCCCTGCACAACATCACCTTTCACGGGCCAGAGATAGCCGCCAACGCAGGGCGCAGCCTTGTGGCTGGCGCTGCTGACTTCAACTACGCACTTGCCAATACGGCCCGTGCCGCTGCAGAGAATCTCTTTGGCCCTGATTCCATAGCCGCACGCTATCTGCAGTCTGCGTCACAGTGGGCAGACAGCAGCCGCAAGCGCTATGCGCCCAAGGCAGACAGCACAGCAGGGCAATTCGGCTATGATTTTCTGCGCGTGGCCCCGCAGATGGCGGGCACTGTCATGGCCAGTCTGACCAACCCCGTGGCTGCCACCAGCCTCATGGGCTCACAGATACTGGGCTCGTCCTATGGGCAAATGCGCGACAAGGGCGTATCCCCTGCCCGAGCCCTGGCCTCTGCAGCCACCAATACGGCCATTGCCCTGCCCATGGAGCGCCTGGGCTTTGACAAGCTCATAGCCGCCATACGCACCACAGGGGCCAGTGCAGCCGTACGCCAGTGGCTTGGGGCAGCCGTCACCGAGGGCACTACCGAAGCCCTGCAGAAAGCGCCCGACTATGTCACCCAGCTCTGGGCAGAAGCCGAGCTGCACGGTAATACCTTTGACGACCGTGCCCAGTGGTTTGCCGGTCAGCTCACCGACGCCGACAACCTCATGCGCGCTACAGAAGAGGCCCTGTATGAAGGCCTTATCGGTGCAGCCTGGGGCGGCGCCTTTGGCTCTGTGGGCGCTGTGCGCTCACTGCGTGCGGGCTTTCCGCAGGAAGGCGGCCAGGCAGACATGCCCGAAGAGCTGGAACGCCTCATGGCCGACACATCACAGGAAAGCCGCGCCATGGCCGAGCGCCAGGCCCTGGGCAATGCTCTCTATCAGGCTGCCCACAGTCTGGACGGCGCACCAGCCAGCAATGACCCTGACGCCCTGCAGCAGATGGCCGATGCCAGTCTGCCCGAAGCCTTCCGCCAGACATGGATAGGCCCGGACGATGCCCTGGCCCTCTATCAGCAGGCCATACAGGCCGACCCTGCCCAGGCAGACGCCCTGCTCTACAGCCTGGACCAGACCCCGGAAAGCCTCATGCAGGCAGTGGAACAGGGGGCACCCCTGCCCGTACAGACAGCAGCCGTTCTGGCCCAGCTCTCTGGCGACCAGCGGGACCAGACCCTTGATGCCCTGCGCCCCACACCAGACGGTGCCAGCGGCACAGAGGCAGCCCAGTGGGACCCGGCCTTGCGCATAGGCGCTGCCATGCGCGCCGGCATGGACGATATGGAAAACGTCCCCCCCAGTGTGGACGAAGCCAAAAGCGCCCAAAAAACCCGCGCCGGCGTTAATAGAGAGATCACCCGGATCACGCACGAAATCGAAGCCACTGGCCTCTATACCCGCCAGGCAGCAGAAACCTATGCCCTACTGGCACAGCAGCGCGCCCTGTCTGCCCAGGCAGCCTATGGCGTAGACCCTGTAGCCATGTTGCGCCGTATCAATATAGCCCGTGGACAGGACGGCGAAGACGGCGGCCTTGCACAGGCAGCCATGTACAGAGCTGCAGATACAGACATCACGTCATTTGCAGAACGTGTTTTCCAAGAAGGCACAGGGGCCAAACCTTCCTATTACAGCCTTGCTATTGAAGGCATGCCCGACGTTGACTTCAGGCTCATGTCAGACATGGTACGCCACCAGCAGAAAAGACATCCTGACATGACACCTCATGATAATGAAAAGATACCCGCTATCATGGCAGGTATCTCTCTGAACAATACATACGCTACTGGAGAGCGTGGCTCTTTTGGTTTGCGCCATAAAGGCATGCAAACCATGGGAGGCGAAACATACGGCTATGTTTTTGATATAGCCCCTAATGGAACAGTAAGCCTTGTCACGTTTTTCAAGGATACGCCCGAAAAGTTAAAAAACTGGTTTGAGAAAAAAAGAAAAAAGGCTTCCACCGCGCCGGTGGACTACGCTGACGCGAGTGCCCAAGATCCCAGCTTTCTCGATGGTAAGCCCTTTGAAAACAGCCTGCAGCATTTTGTGAACGCTGCCAGACAAGATGATATAGAACGCCCTGATGAACCTGTCAATGCAACAGAAATAGCGCCTTCCCTGTACGCGGAGCAGTCCCAACAGGGAGGCGACCGCCAGGCAGAAAGCGCTATCAACGGCATAAGCCTATCTGTCCTCAAGGGCGACGTCAAGCCCTCGCGAATCGCAGATAATGTACTTCTGCAGACCGCCGACCAGCAGCAGGAGCAGGCCCAGCCCCTGGGCATGGTCACGCTGTCTGCAGACAATGCGGCCGTACGCGTTTTCGGCAGGCCGGGATCTGGCCAAAGCGCCAATCTTTCCACCATCCCGCACGAATTCGGCCATGTATTCCTGGATGACCTGCAACGCATCAGCGAAGACGACGGCAGCATCGCCCTCAACAATCTGCGCGGTCAGCTGGGCTTGCTCCTGCGTGGTGCCCAGCCTGACCTGCGCGACAATATCAATGCCATGCTGGACAGCGCGCAGGATATCCCCACCCTGCGCACCGTGGCTGCCACACTCAGGCAGCAGGCACAGGATGCCCGCGAAACCGTGCGTATCAATGAACAGGTGGTACGCGAACTGCAGCAGAAAGCACAGGAGGAAGGCAAGCAGTACCAGCCCGGCGAAGAACGCCCCTGGAAGGATCCGCTCACAGAAGCGCGCCTGTCTCAGGCGGATGCCAGCAACTATTCCCGCGCCGAACGCCTGGTACGCAATGCCATCAGACACCTGCAGGGCCTGGAGCAGGCCCGCGCCGACATACGCACCTTGCGCCAGTGGGCACAGGTGCCAGAAGACGGCCCCCTTGCCCGGGGCAGTGAGGATTACGTCAAGCTGCATGAGGCAGTGGCCAGAGGCTTTGAACAGTATCTGCGTGAAGGCAAGGCCCCCAGCCGCAAGCTTGAAGCAGTCTTTGGCCGCATGCGCGACTGGCTGATGAAAATCTATCAGCATGCCCGTGATGTTTTAGGCCTGCCCATCACAGACGATGTGCGCCTTGTCTTTGACCGCATGCTGGCCACTGACAAGGAAATCCGCCAGAACAAGGGCATGCGCCGCATTCTTGACGCAGAAAACGATTTCATGGGCTCAGGCCAGCTCTATCACGATGAATGGGAAGAGCTCAATGCCCTGCGCTCCGAGGCAGAGCGCGAAGTCCAGGCCGCCATGGACCGCGCCACCCTGCGCGACAGGAACAAGCGGTACAAGGCTTACTATCTGGAAGCCATGGACGCACTGGGCGGCTCACCATTCTGGCAGATGGTAGAAAACCTGTCTGCCCGCCGCAGAGACCAGATCACCGGCCAGAGCCGTGGGGGCATCAACAAGTCCAGCCTGTTACACTACCTGGGCAAGGACCAGACCGCTGACCTGGCCAGAAAAAGACCAGGCATCGTCAATGCCGGGGACCTTGGGCTTGATCTGGATATCATCGGCCTGGAAGAGGGCTACGACGATGCTGATGCCCTTGCTCATGAGCTCTATGATGCCATTGTCGTGCGCGATGAAAGCCGCCAGAAGCTGGCCAAGGCCCATGCAGAACAGCGCCTGGCAGATGAAGACAGGATGTATGAAGATGAAGCCATGGCCTGGGGCAGCGAAGCCTATGCCGCTTATCTGGACAAGGTGGATGAAGTGGCCCTGCGTATGGCTGCCCGCAAGGGCTACAAAACGCAGGAGGAGCAGGACCGCTTTGTGCGCAACGCCATCACACCGCGCCAGCGCATCAAGAATCAGGCAGCCATGGAGCTCAGCCATACAGCCCTGCGCGACATATCCACTGCCCGCTACCAGGCCATGCTGGATAAAGCCCTGCGCGACCGCTCGCAGGCCCTGGTAGACGGCAACCTTATGGCCGTTATCAATGCCGTTGACAAGGCCCGTCTGGCCAACGAGCTTATCTGGCAGTCACGCGAGCGCCTGCGCACTGCTGATGCCACACTGAAACTGGCCGGTGAAACAGGCTCTGCCAAGGCAGGCACCTTTCCCACAGTGCACGCAGCAGCTCTCAGCAAGCTGCTCAATCAGTACAGCCTGGCCCATATGCGTGCAGCCACTGACCCCGTGCTGGCTCACAGCAGTCTGCGTGAGCTGGTACAGCAGACCCTGCCCCCGGATGATGCCGGTGAAGGCATACTGCCATCCTTCCCTGACTGGCTGCTCAACAGTCAGGACCCTAAAACCATGCAGGCCCTTCCCCAGGGCAGGCAGTCCTGGCGCGACCTCACGCCATCCCAGCTGCAGGAAGTAGAAAACCTGCTTAGGCATCTACGAAAAAAAGGGTATGATGAGCGTCGCGATCTTAGGCACTCCGAGGCAGCCCGCATACAGACCATGGTGGATAAGGCTGTGGCCGCCATGCAGCCCCTGCCTGACATACAACAGGCCCCGGCAGATACCCTGCGCCGCAAGGCACAGGATGCCATGCGCAGCCTCTATGCGGCCACCGATTCTCTGCGATGGCAAATGCGTAAGGCCGACGGCTTCACCAATGTGCAGGGCGAAGGCACAAAGGGCGTCATGGAAGAGGCAGTGCTGGATAAAGCCATTGAAGGCGAACAGCGCTGTCGCCAGCGCATCGATGATATCAGCGAGGCCATGGCCCCGCACCTGGCCCATCTGGCCAAGACAGTCAAGAGCTGGGAAGAGCAGTATGGCAAAAATCTCATGCTCAGGGACAGCCAGGGGAATCTGGTGGAGACCCCGCCCAGCTTTGACGATGCCTACAAACGCAAAACATGGACGCCCGACATGGTCCTGTCTCTGGCCCTCAACTGTGGCAATACCTCCAACATGGCGCGCATCGTCAGCGGCTACCCTGACCTGAGCTACGATACACTGGCCGAACTTTTGGGCGACCATGTGGCCACACGCATTGCCAATGCTGCCCGTGGCCTGGAAGGCCAGCCGCCCATAAGCCAGCGTGGCCAGCGCCCGGGCCTGCTCACAGCTGCTGACTGGCAGGCCATACAGGGCATCTGGAATGCCCTTGCAACCCAATGGGCAGACACCCAGGCAGTGCATGAGCGCATGTTCGGCTTCAAGCCGCAGGGCGTGCAGGCCATGCCCATGAGCTTTGCCGATGCCCGGGGCACTGTGGTACACTTGGACGGCGGCTACTACCCTGTACGCTATGACCCCAACATATCGCAACGCGTGGCCAACTGGAGCGAACAGGAAGACATACTATCACGAAATGAGAGCCAGTTTGCCGTACCTGCTGCCAAACGCGGCCATACTCAGGCCCGCGCCGAGCGCGCCCCGGGCCTGCCCCTGCGTCTGGATACCTCCATCATCATGGAGCACATCAATGATACCGTGCGCCTGATCGAGCTGGGCGAGCTGGTACGTCAGGCAGACCGCGTCACCCAGGCCCCGGCCTTTCGTGAAGCCTATATCCGCGCCTATGGCAAGGCTGATTACGATGCCATACGGCCAAACCTGCGCGCCCTGGTACGGCAGGAGCCGCCCCCGCGTGGCGACTGGATTGTCAATGCCGCCAATGTCATGCGTAAATATCTGGTGCCCTGGGGCCTTGCCTGGAATCTCAAAGTGGCTGCCCTGCAGCTCACAGCCCTCTTCCCTGCCATGGGCGACGTGGGCGCAGGCCAGGTCTTGCGCGGCATGGCCCATATGGCCAGACACCCTCTGGCCATGCGCCAGATATGGGATGCCAGCCCCTATATGAGATCCCGCCTGGATAATATCGACCAGGACCTGCAGCGCAACATGGCCCAGTTTGACCCGGCCAAACGCCCCAGAATCATCAGCATAGGCAAGCGTGAATTTACCTGGGATGACCTTGTCAATGCCGGCATGATGCCCATAGTCTGTATGGATGCCGTGGCCACCAGTGCCATCTGGATGGGAGCCTACAACAAGCAGCTGGCAGCATTGCAGGGCAAGAGCACGAATTATGGTATAGACACTGACAGCAAGCACCACGCCGAAGCCGTGGCCTTTGCTGACAGCATCATCAAGCAGTCCAACCCGGATTATGACCCGTCATCCCGCTCCGGCTTTTTGCGCGCCCAGAATGCTTACCGTCTGGTCAACGGCTTTGCCTCTGCAGTGACCCTCTTTGCCAGCCGTCACAAGTATATGTACACAGCCCGCGCCAAGGGCAAGATCAGCCGCGCCCGCCTGGCCCGTTTTGAGATGTTCGACACCCTTGTGCCTGCTGCTGCCATGTTCCTCATGCTGGCCATGGCCCGTGGCTATATGGGCGACGATGCCGATGACAGCGAAGAAAAGCTCATGAAGCTGGGCATGGCCACACTGGCAGACAGCGTATCCATGCGTCTGCCCATTTTCGGCAGTGCCATAGGTGACGGCGTGCTGGCCCTCATGAACATGAATGAGGGCGGTTACAAGGCAGGCGGCCTGCGCACCACCCTGGATGAGCCTGTACGCCAGTTTGCAGGCATGACCGATCGCGTGGGCAAGGCCATCTGGGAAGGCGTAGAAAATGAAGAGCAGGCCAGGGCACTTGTCTATGGGGCAGCAGACGTGGCATCATTCATTTCGCGCATACCTGTATCCAAGGTAGTGCGCAATGCCGACCGCGGTCTGGAGCAGTGGGAGCGCGGCGAAGGCACGGCCTTCAGCATCCTCATGCCCAGGCCAGGGAAGTAGGAGGAAGGGGAAGATGTACCGTAAAGGATATCCCCCATGGCACGCATTGCCGACCGTTGCCCGCACTGTGGTGCAGCAGCCATTGTCTATCGCACTGATACCGTCCCGGCCATGCCCGGGGAAGAGGTCAAGGGCCTGGCCCTGCACAGCATACGCTATCAAAGCGTGCGCTGCCCTGCATGCGGCCGCAAGGCCAATAAACTCACCTTTATTTCGCGCACTCAATGGCATGAAGAGATCGTGATATAAGTTTATGTCAATGCTGTAACAGCATTGACCGACAAATGATGCACTGCCATGTGCTCTGTGTGAAAGTGGTCGTGAAGGCGGATTTCCCGTCATCACAACCACTTTTTACATCAGGAGTATATCATGGCAGAAGGAATGAGCGGTCTCGTACCTACCTTTGACGTATCCGGAAACAACAACTGCAATAATGGCGGCTGGGGCGGCTGGGGCGGCGCTTTGATCGGCGGCGCCATCGGCGGCGCTATCGGCTCCAACTGGAACGGCCGAGGCAACTGTGGCTGCGGCTGCAACGGCAACAATGACGGCGTACTGCCAGGCCTCTACCTGATGGATAGCCTGTCCAGCCTGCGCACTGATACTGCCAGCATCGGCCGCGACAGCATGCTGCAGACCTTTGGCCTGCAGTCTGCCAACTGCCAGGGCTTTGCAGGCGTCAACGCCAGCGTCGAACGCGTGGGCGCTCAGCTCGCCCAGGGCCAGTCCCGCACCGAGGCTGCTGTGCTGACAACTTCCCTGCAGGGCCAGCTTGGAGCCAAGGACAACGTCATCGCTACTCTGCACGCCTCTCATGCGGCCGAAGTGCAGAACATGCGCAATACCTACGACCTCAAAGCATCCATCGACGGCTGCTGCTGCGAAACGAACCGCAACCTGGAACGCCAGGGCTGCGAGACCCGCGCCGCTATCCACGCTGAGGGCGAGGCCACCCGCGCTCTCATTGCCAAGCTTGACCGCGAACGTCTGCAGGAAAAGCTCTGTGACGCCAAGGCCAAGATCGGCAGCCTGGAGGCCCAGCAGTTCGCCTCTGGTCTGGCCGCCGGCTATGCCCAGCAGGGCCGCAATGATCTGAACAATGCCGTGAGCTCCATCATCGGGCACATGGCAGCCTTCCGCACCACGCCCACCACCACACCCACCGCGTAATTTCGGCATCCTCCGCCGACGCAGGGCGGCCTGTTCTCCCGGCAGGCCGCTCTGCCCAAAACCAAGGAGTAACTCATGGGAATGATGATGATGCTGACATCGCGCAGCAACAATACAGCCAGTGAATCCCGTCACGGCCCTGCCCACGAAAACGGCACCATGCCGCACCCGCACATGCAGCCGCAACAGTCCTACCCGGTCAATGCCCAAAACACGGGCATGAATGCCATGAACGCCATGAATGCCATGAATGCCGGCATGCAGGCACAGATGCTGGTGCCCGGTCTGCCCTCTCTGGCCCAGGGCAATGCCATGCAGGCAGCACAGGCCAGGGCCATGGGCTTTACGGCCCCGTCTCAGGAATACGACGGCTACGACGGCTATGCCGAAAGCTATGAGCCAGAGGCCCGCCGCAGACGTTCGCGCCGCACCGGCCGCTACTATCGCGCCGCTGCTGACTACGACATGGAAATGCAGATGCACGGTGGTGGTGGCGACGACGAAGAGCCCGAAATGGGCATGGCCGAAAGCAAGCCCAAGGGCGGCGCCCTCAAGACCATACGCAAGATGCTCAAGGGCCTGGAAAGCAAGATCGAAGACCTGCAGGAGGCCCTGGAAGAGCATGCCGAGAAAAAGAAGGGCAAGAAGAAAAAGCCCAAGCCGCAGGAGGAAGACGACGACGAAGAGGATGAGCCCGCACCCGACACAGAAGAGCCCGAAAAACAGGACGGCCTGGAAAGCATCAAAGAGGCCATGGCCAACCTTGCCCAGGACAAGGCCTTCATGGCCGCCCTGCCCGATGCCTTCAAAGCCATGCTGGCCGTACTGGCCAGCCCGCCAGAGACCTGGAACCAGTATCTGGCAAAGAGTGACCTGCCATCGATCGTCAACATGGAAGAGAAGGAACTGACAAAGGCCATAACGTCCTACCGGCTCAAACAGCGTAAGGCTCAGGACGTTCTCAAAGAAATCAGCCACACCGGCGCCGCCCTGCTGCTGCTCCTGGCAGCCCTCATGCACGGCGAAGACGCATAACGATAGGAGGATGCCGAAATGCCCCCCTTGCACAGCACTCTCAGCCAGCAGCAGAACCAGCAGCCCAAAGCCGCCAGCCCCTTTCCTGAAACCATGGAATGGGAAGGTGAGACCCTCACCCTGGTATACAATCCGTATGATCAGATCCGCAGCCAGATGCGGCCGGACTATTCACGCCTTGTCTTCGACCATGGCGACTGTTACCCCGTGGCTTTTGTCAATGCCAATAATGAGCAGATACAGAAGTGGGTCGTCTTTGTACGCCTCACCTGTCCGGCTGAGCCGGGCACCATGGTGCCGACGCAGCATTTCTATGCCTTCCGGCTCTATGATGCCCCTGTCACCGGCCCCAACGCCGTTGACTGGCGCACGCTCATTTTCTACGGCATCAAGCCACGCGAACAGTCTGCCCAGAACGAAGGCCAGCGCTTCATGAATGCCCTGCTCAATCTGGACACTGTCAAACCCGGGCCGTCCCCGCAGGATGACAAATGGGCAGAGGACTTTGCAGGCCTGCAGCAGCAGCTGGCCAGGCCGTTGACCGTACAGCCTGAGAGCAAGGAGGAGGGCCAGTGATGAGCGCCTTGCTGGAACGCATGCAGGCCAATGCCGAGGCCCTGCGCAAGTCCTATGCGTCGGCAAATGACCTGCTGAATACCGCAGTGGGAGAGGCCATGCCCTGGGTCATTGGCCTGCCTGTCATCAAAAGCAAGATACCGCCCATGATCCAGGGCATGATGCCACAGGGCGCGCCTTACAGTCTGGACAAGATCGAGCGCCTCACCACACAGCTGCTGGCCATACTGCTGGCCAGCTATCCGTCAGAGCCGGAGAGCCTGGCAGAGGCCAGACACACCAACCTCATACCGTTCAAAAAGGAGTGACCATGTTTTATGTCCCTATGATACCTATCCCCTTCCCGCTCTATCCCTTCCCTGTCTATCCCTGGGGCTGGCTCTGGCCGGGCCAGCCTGACAACAGCAGGCGTGACTTCTGGTGGCGCTACCTGGGCGCCAAACGCAGAGTCAGCCAGAGCAACGGCACAGCCAGCACAGGCACGGACACCACAGGCACAGCCGAAGCCGCTGCCTATACCCCGCCCGAAGCAGCGCCTGCCACTGCCTCCACCAGAAGCAGAAGGGCCACGGCATGAGCGCGGAACAGGAGCTGACCATATCGCGCCTGACCCGCGCCATACAGGAAATGGACTGCTATCTACCCAGAGGCAAAGAAATGCCCGACGATGCCCCCAGCCCGGCATGGTGCAAGGTATTTTGCGCCAGTCTGGAATCACCCGCCGGTGAATGCTGTGGCATATGCGGCATACTCAGCGAGACCACCCGCAAAGCACTGGACAGGGCCTTTGCAACATCTGTGTGATCCTCAGCTGTTAAGCGATACTTGAAAACTCAGCCCCAGTTGTCAGATACCATTTGACACCTGGGGCCTTTGCTCATGTAAAAGCCCCCAGCCAAGTAGGGACTTGGCAAGGGGGCCACCCTCCATAACACATACCCTCATGTGTTATGAATACGCACAACCTAAACCAGCCACAGAGGCATGTCAAGAAAAGGGCCCCGCCGTAGTATACCCGGCGAGGCCGAAGCTAAAGGTGCTAAGCAGGGTACAAGACTGCTAGCACGAACTGTTTAAGACAGGGAAACGGGCTTGTCAATAATGCGCTTGGCAAACATGAGTCCAAAAACTCTCTTGACCTCATCTTCTGTCATCACAAAAAATTCAGTGCCAGCATTACGACGTACATTCAGGTAGCGTAAAAGAAAATGAATGAGGCATTCCGCTTCATACATATAGTAACTTTTGGCATAAACTACTGGGTAAAATGGTGAAGGCAGGGAGGTTTTAAGGCGCATATTTATGTCTTTGGTATACTGGCTGACAGTATATAAATTTTCATTATTATGTGCATATCTATAAGAACGTGTGTTCCTGTAATTATCTCCTGTAGTCAGCTCTTTACATCGGATATCAATATCAGACGTGCAACCAATTTTTAGCACTCCAGGCATTGAGTAGTTTTTTATTGCGTATACAAAACCAATTTCGAGATTACGCTGTATACCCAGTCTGTGACTATAGCCTAGTTTGCTTTCCATAAAGACATGGTAAGCTGCACACTCGTTTCTTTTTATTTGCCCAAGCTCTTTTCGCACCTCCTCAAATGAAAACTTATTCTTACCACAAACATCAGGATAAAGAGAAAAATTTTTACAGGTAGCCCCTGCGGCCATGTTTGCAATAGCCTGCTGGCGCTCTGCGTCAAACTCAAGCTGTAAACTATCTTCAAGATTTTTGAAGGCATTTTCTGCCTTCACTGCTCGAGCCAACGCTTTATCTAAGTCTTGTTGCAGATAATTTTTTTCATTGGAATATTTATCGACAAGAATAAGGAGCCAGATCAGGCAAGGCAGCCCTATTGCCAGACATACCCAATGCGACACAACACCACCCCCAACATTCCCGTGACACCCTCTTGACGCCCACGCAACTTTATGGCTTACTACCTACTGGCTGGGCAGGATTCGGAAGAGGAGCCGAAAGCCCCTGGCCATGGGAGGGCGTCCTAAAGGTCGCCAAATGGTTTATACGGTTTCAGTCTTCCTGTTCCCCGCTTTTGTCTATTTCTGTTACCTTCAAAGCGCGCTTTACCTTCACCCGCCTTGTTTGCCGCACGCCCTGCAGATATCGCCTAAGTCTCTGCTGTCTGGTTTCACGTCTGCTATTCTCGACAGCGAGCTTGCGCACGTTTTTCTCCAGCGCATCAACACGTCGCTGCAGCGCATTGTGGCCAAACATGTTTCCTTCCCCAAAAAAAAGCCAATCCCTGCTAATTTTAGGGAAAATGTCGTGCAAAATCCAAAGGTATTGCCTGAGCTTCACTTGATGCTCAGGAGCCAAGTAGCGGCTAAACGTGGGCTGCGACAGACCAAGCTTTTCGGATAACGTTGATTGGCTTTCCCCGTAATGGCCCATTACAGCCATAACGCGATCACGGATCTCCATAAAAACACCTATTCAAAATTGTTGACTTTCATTCAAAATTGAATAACAGTCATTTTTAACGACGAGACGACAACCCAACGACCATACGACACGACAACAACACAACGACGACAGAACAACAACGCAATACCAAGAAAGGTTCGAAATGGCAAACACCACAGACCCCTCCGCCAGATGTATGCGTCTGCGTGCCTTCCTGCAGCAGCACGACATCAAGACAAGCGACATCGCAGAACAGGTCGAGCCTATATTTGGCAAGTACCTGCACAGGACACGGCTGCACCACCTGCTTTACAAGAACGTGTATATGGAGAACCGCCTGCGCGAGAAGCTGCTGGACCTGGGCTTTCCCGAAGACACCCTGCCACCGGCAAGGCCCGTGGCCCGCTTTCCCGGGCTGGAGGCAAAGAAAGAAGAACAACAGGCTACGGCCTGAAACAAGGAGAGGACTTTATGGCAGTTATGGCAAGACAACCCAAGGTTATGATCTCACAGCCCATGAACGGAAAAACCGAGCTGGAGATCAGGGACAAACGCGACAAGCTCAGAAAGGCTCTTGAAGCAAAGGGCTATGCGGTGATGGATACCTACTTTGCCGACGACTGGGCTGACCCTGCCACCATGCTGCGCCGTGGCGTGGAACACATCCCCCTGGCTTTCATGGCAAGGTGCCTGGAAACAATGTCCATGTGCGATGCCGTTTTTTTCTCCCACGGCTGGGAGCAGGCCAGAGGATGCCGCATCGAGCACGAAGCCGCCAAGGCATATGGCCTGGAAATCATTTACGAATAAGGAGCACCCATGAAATACGAAAACACACCCGAAGACCTGCGCAAGGCTTATGAATCCTTCAATGTCAAACATGAGTTTAAGCCCGGAATGATCGTGCGCTGGAAGGAAGGCATGTGCACAGACGGAAGAAAAGGCCCTTTCATTGTAATGGAAGTCGGGGATGATGACATGGGAGTATGGAGAAGGGATCTGATTATTGGATATATAGATAATGATGGTGACTTCATGTTGTCCGCCGAGGACAGCCGCTATTTTGAGCCCATGACCGACGCCATGATCGCCTAACCCTTCCCAGGTCGGGCCATAAACAAAGAGCCCCCGGCAGTTCGCAGCTGCCAGGGGCCCACCCAAAAAAGGATATTTGCAATGCAGGAAACCCCATACAACGATATGCACAAGCCTGTCAACTACACCATACATATCAATGGCAACCGCCTGAACGTGCGCGCTACACACCGTGAAATGCTCACCCTGGTACGCGTGCTTTTAAGAGGGCGCAATGCTTAAGATCGCCATCTTCATCATATACCTGGCCTATGGCTTGTACGAACAGGCCAGTGAAATCAACAGAATACGCCGCATGGCGAAGAAATACAGGAACACGCAATGAGTATCAAACTGAACGCCAGACGCCTTAAAGAGGCCGTTAACACCATCTATAAGCTTGCTCCGGCTGATGCCCTTCCCATAATGAACACCGTCTGGCTTGTATGTACGGAAGATGATCGGCTTGCGCTGGAATACGTCGGCCCAACTGTGCCGAGAGAGCCCGACATACATATACGCCTGAATCTGGCCCCCAATATATACGGCTACACCTTTGAGCCCATAGGCCTTGACCTCTACCACCTGCACAAAGCCCTGCGCTGTGCTGGCGGGACTGCACGTCTGGACCCCACACCCAGCGTGGCCACACTGTCGTATGTCACCAGCAACGCAGACTGCCTGATGACATATAAGATAAGCCATCGGCCCCCTGCATGGTATAAGCCCATGCCCGCCACCCCAGTACAGGACAGCATGCCTGGTGCAGCCCTGCTCGAGCCCCTGACAATGGTGGCCGACGCCGCCCACGAATGCCCAACCCAGGAACATCTGTACGGCGTGTATATCCATGCCAGTGATATCGAGCTGCAGTACAAGGCCATAAATGGCCACTTTTACAAGCGTTATGACTACCCAGCGACTGTATACTGGCAGATGGAGCAGGACCTCTTTCTTAGCCTGGACACTGTGCGCGCTCTGAAGTGGCTCATGGCCAAACAGGGTATCGACCATGATAAATGGATAACAACATCTGTCATCCCGTCACCAAGGCCCCGGGCATGCGCCACACAGCTTTTCTACATACAGACAACACAGGGCAGACTGGTACTTACTGCTGACAGTAAGGTCTTCCCAAACGAAAACGACTGGATGAAAAAGCTTGCCAGGCATACCAGTGTGACCTTTAACGGCAGCCAGCTGCGTGCAGCTTTGGGGCATTTGGCAAGGACCATGTCAGTTACTGAAATAGGTATACTGCTGGATGTTAAAAACGGCTACCATGCCGAATTGACCGTATCAGAAGTTATGCACAGGGCAACGGCAAGTCTTGCAGTGACAAGCCTGACAGGCGCCATAAGCCCTCTTCTGCTCAATATACACGACCTGCAGAAGGCCATCTGCTGGAGCCGCGATGAAGAAGTGACCCTGAAGATCAGCCATGAACCCCATGGCCCCGTGCAGATCATTCTGCCCGACCATCCTAAGCTGACCACTGTGACCATGCCGTTGAAAGATCCCCGTATCCAGAGCAGGAGCGATAGATAATGACAGCTGTAGCCGTTATTTCCAAAGACGAATTGATGCTCATGCTGGAAGACAGCGCCCGGCGTGGCGCACTCATGGCCCTTAAAGAACTCAAAGCCACTGTCAGCCGCACAGAGCTGACCGAAGACGAAGCTGCAGAGATCCTGCTGCTGTCGCCCAACACCTTACGCACCTGGCGTTGCAGGGGTATCGGCCCCAAGTATATCAAAAGCGGCCGCAAGATACTGTACCCGCGCGAATCCCTTGAAGCCTGGAAGCTCTCCAATCGGAACGAAACTGCACAGAGCATTGACTGTGCATCCATTGCCGATACCATCCTCAATCGTCAGCAGGAGGCTCGCTGTGGAACAGAGCGCTGATCTTATCTGCAGACGCACGCCTGGCATTGTCCATCAGGTGGACATAGCGCTTGGTCATCGCAGTACTGCTATGACCAAGAAGTTCAGCCAGAGCAAGCTCACGTTCTCCGGACATGGCCAGCCAGCTTGCGTAACTGTGCCTGAGTGTATGGAAGACCACACGCTGACGCCTGTCAGTCACAGGACTGTCGGGGCTGCCGTTCAGCTGCAGGGCATTGACAGCCCGTTCAAAGCTGCAACTTACCTGGATCATGCGCTTGCCCGTTCTGGATGGAAATATGAGGTCAGAAGAACGCGGCAACTCAGCAAGGGCGTCTGCCACTTCCTGCGTCATAACGGCATGCCGAGCATGGCCACTCTTGCTTTCCGCAATGTAGATCAGCTTTTCCCCAGGCCGCAAATCACTCCAGCGCAGCGCAGCAACTTCGCCAAATCGCAACCCGCAGTGGAGGCTCACCAGGCACATTGCCCATGTCTGAACACTACGCCGCTTGACCTCATCCAGAAGCGCGTGAGCTTCTGCAGGGGTAAGAAACCTTTCCCGTCGGTTGTTGGGCACAGGCAGCTTGATCTTGCGGAAGATATCCGGCCCGGTGTAAAGGTCCCACGCCACCATCCGATTGATGATACGACGCACCAAAGCGACGGCATGGCAGATGGTCTGTGCGGCAAAGCCTTCCTTACGCATACTGGCCATCAGCTTGTCAATATCCAGTGGGCTGATATCTGCCAGGCGCATGGGCATGAGCTCACTCAGTGGACCATTCACCAGATAGAGCAAGTTCTGTACAGCCTTGCCATGCGCTTCCAGCCAGTTTTTTCTGTAACGCAGCCAGGCCTGTCCCAAAGTCAAAGCCTTGTCCACCCGACGAACTTCAGGCAGGGATGTACTCTTTTCAACACGCACACGCTCCAGAACCTGCCTACGAATCTCGCTGGCAGCTGCTGCAGTCATACCCTCACTGCTCCATCCGACAAGCTTGCGGTGCCTCTTGCCGTCTGCATCAGCATAGTCTATGACAAACCCGGTATCCGGCTTGCCTTTGTGTTTACGGCGCGCGCTCTGAGTGGTCAAAACGCCGTCGTATCTGGTTTTTTTGCGCTCAGCCATGGCGCTGTATACCTCGCTGTTTTGGTGCCGAATTGGTGCCAGACAATGCGAATTGGTGCCCATCAGGTGCCTCATCCGAGCAACTACGCACAAACCACGCATATCCGCAAAACAAGCAATGACGCGGCTATATCCAGACGTATATCCAAAACAACAACGTACAACAAGACAGATAACGGCCTTCTAAGCTCTTGGTCGGGGGTTCGACTCCTCCCGGGCGCGCCAATGATTTCAGCAGGTTACAGCAATTTTATGCGTAACCTGCTTTCTTTTTGGTGCCGAACTGGTGCCAAACTTTGCAAAAACATTTCGGGGGCAGGCCATGAGTACGCCTAGCCCTTCCCCCCTGCTTACAGGCTACACAGCCGATCGGGCTCTCTCGCTGCGCAATGCCAGCCCTGTCTATTATCACATAGACAGAGATGGCGTAGACGTGCTCGACCCGGCCACTGGGAAAATCTTCAGACTCACAAAAAAACAGTTTGATGCAGCGTACGTCAAAAGCTGGCTCGTTCCTGAGCATATGCGTACACGCCTTGATGACATCCCCTCATTTCGCGAGTGGCGTATGCACAGGGGGAAGGCATGAAAAAAATCCTCTCCCTTTGTGATTTTTCAGGAAACTGGAGCGCTCCATACAGGAATGCTGGCTATGAGGTCGTACAGGTAGACTTGCAAATTTCTGGTCAGGATGTCCGCTTGCTGCAAAGGGAAAGCGGGGTTCATGGCATTCTTGCTGCACCACCATGCACATGCTTTGCATCGTCTGGCGCACGTTGGCAGCGTACGGATGATGACATGCGCGAAGCCCTGAGCATAGTTGACGCCTGCATACGCATTGCGTGGGCATGCAAGCCTGCGTGGTGGGTACTTGAAAATCCCGTTGGCAAGATTGTTCGCTGGCTGGGCAAACCTCGCATGTATTTTCAGCCCTGCGACTACGGAGACCCCTACACAAAACGCACGGGATTGTGGGGAGACTTTACGCCGCCCTTGCCAATGCTTTTAGGAGAATCAAGAGCTGTGCGCCCTGTAGAGGGCAGTAAAATGTGGGCAAACTATGGCGGCAAGAGCCTGCGCACAAAGAACGCCCGCAGCGCTACACCGGCTGGCTTTGCAAAGGCCTTTTTTGACTGCAATCCATAGGAGGCCGCCCATGTCTGACCCCCGCAAGCCCCTCGCAAGTATTTTGCTCAAAAAGTCGGGCAAAACGATGCAAATTAATCTGTACGACTTTGCCCAGTTTTCAGGGCAATTCGATGATGACATCGGCCTGTACCGCGTGCGCATCGATGGCCGATGGCACAGCCCTGCAGGAAAGTACACGCCATTCAGCCCGAAGGCAGTAGCTGCTCTGCTCCAGCAGCTGATCACGGATGCTCCGGAGCAGCCGGAGCCCCAGGGCCTCACTCGTTCCATGCGTGTTTTTGCCCACTGGGAGCCAGAGTACGACGGTGACCCAGGCTGCGGCACTGCCTGGACCCTCACCCCTCCTCACCTGGGCGCCGATGGCCGCTGGCACATCTGGATAGACGGCCCGCGTCTGGTCCGCTGTGACGACGTGCGCGTGCTGACCCGGCAGGAAAAAATAACCCTCAAAAGGAGAGCATCATGAGCGCTTACAACCCACGCCACCAAGGCAACACCATAGGCCATGGCGTTAAGTTTGAACGCATCCGCCGCATCACCGGCTATCTTGTAGGTACGACAGACCGCTTTAACGACGCAAAACGAGCCGAAGAAAGCGAGCGCGTCAAGCATTCTGTGGCTGGGATACTGAATGGAGGGTGCTGCAGATGAGTAGTCACGTTCGTTTTTTCAAGTCCGGTGATATAGTCAAGCATTTCAAGCGTGATCTTACACCGGAAGGACATCCAAATCGGTATCTGTATTTTATTGTTTGTGAAGCCCAGCATACTGAAACAAAAGAGCATCTTGTAATATACCGTGCTTTATACGGTGATTGCAAAATCTGTGCTCGCCCAAGAGATATGTTCTATTCCTCTGTGGATAGGAATAAGTATCCAGAGGCAACACAGGAATATCGGTTTGAAAAATATGAAGGAGGGGTTGAATATTGCTGACACAAGAACAACTCGCTGGTCTGAGAGAAAAGGCTGAGGACGTATCAAAACTCTTTTCTGGAGTGTGGAACCTACAACCGATAGACCACAAGAAAAACGTATTAAGAATGTCGGTTGCCAAGCATGAAGGAATCCCTTGGTATAAAACCGGTGAAGCCTGTGCTGACTTTTGTACAGCTTGCAATCCGTCCACAATCCTGAAACTGCTGGACATGATAGAGCGGATGGAGAAGGAAGCGGACTGGTTGGCGGATAATCTGACAGCAAACTGTAATAACAGGGAAGAATGTTATACTTTTTGCCCCAGTTCATTAAAAAGATGGGGATGCCATGCCGTAACGGTATCAGACTGGCGCGAAGCCGCCCGTAAAGCTGTAAAGGCTTTCCTAAACGAAAAGGACGACAACCATGCCTAAAGCTCACGATATCCCCAGCGTTGCCGTACAGCATGCCCGCTGCTGGCGTGCTCTCAGCATAGCCCAGGCAGTGTTTGACAGTTATGAACCAGGCCCCACGATTTCAGCACGCTTCAAGGCGCACCTGGCCAAAATCAAGCGGTGGCTAGCAGAATGCTGGCTGCTCACATCACAGAGGCAGCTTGGCAGGCCAAACCGCCTGGCCATCGACCGCAGCCTTGCAAAGCTTGAGCGCGTTATCCTGCGTGGCCCTAAAGACAGTGACGAGACTGTGGCCACGCGCTGGGCTGCACTGGTCTGGGCTGCACTCACATACCTGGAAGACATCAAATACACCTGTCACGAATACCGCCAGCAGCGCTGCTGGCGTTTTCTCCTGCAGACATGGACGACCCTTGCCACACATCTGCACAAGCACTTCCCCACCATGGATGAGGAAGGGACCGCCATTTACATGGCATCAGCATAAGGAGCAGACATGTCAAAAAATGACAAAACGAAAGAGGCCCTGAAAGAGCGCAGACAGCTCAAACATGACGGCCGCGTGTGCCATAAATGCGGCAAGCCCAGCAAGGGGCAGTACTGGTGCGACCGATGCCGCGCAAGGCATGCTGGCTTCAAGTCTGAAGACGGCATCCGGTTTGCCAATTTCACGCCTCCAAGGCTCGATGGCGAATATCTTTATATGTGAGGGAATATGCGTCACTTTACACTGGGATTCATCTTTTCCAAGGGCCTCAACAATGTCTGGCTCATACAGAAAACACAGCCCGGCTATCTTGAGGGCAAGATCAATGGCGTAGGCGGCAAGCTCAAAGAGCACGAAAGCTTTCTTGAGTGCATGGAACGCGAAGCATGGGAGGAGGCCCGCTATCAGGGCCACTGGCACCAGTTTGCCTACATCAACCACTACATCCCTGAGCCCAAAACAGGCATCTGCTGCTATTACAGCATAATTGCTGACCCATGCCGCACGCCAAAGCAGAATGCGTCCGACGAAGGCATTGTGATGCCATACTCTGTTGCGGACCTGCACAAATACGCACACGTCATGCTTCCCCACACATCTGTACTTGTCATGGGCGCACTGTCGCATATGCGTGAGCCGTTACATCTGGAAATTTCCTATTAACTGCCAATCAAAGGATATACGCAATGAGCATAGACGCGACCCGTTGGGCTTGGAAGCAGAGCATAACGACGAGCCAGAAAATCGTCCTGCTTTCCATGGCCGACAGAGCAGGCGAAGACCACACCTGCTGGCCTTCCATCGCCCGCCTCTGTAAAGATACAGGCCTGTCACGCCCCACTGTATTCAGGATATTCAAAGAGCTGGAAGGCATGGGCCTTATTGCCCGCTCGCCCGTCTCTGGCAAGACCACAGTCTATACACTCAGGGGAGTATCTGGCAGAGAAGACGAACGCCCTGACCCGTCTCACCATGATACCCGTCTCACTATGAGACCCGTCTCACAGAAAGACCCCACCCGTCTCACCATGAGACCCCACCCGTCTCACCATGAGACTATACCCGTCTCACCACGAGACCCAGAATCTATAAGAGAATCTAAAAGAGAATCTACCATTGAACCTGTTATTGCACAGAGCAGCGCTGACGCGTCTGCTCATGTGCAGGAAGAAGCCGTTATCACGCTCCCGCTCAACACCGGGCAGGAGCACCCTGTCACGCAGAGCGACCTGGCAGAGCTGCAGGAGCTTTACCCGGCAGTGGACATCATGCAGGAGCTGCGCAATATGCGAGGTTGGATACTAGCCAACCCCAAACGGCGCAAAACCAGGAAGGGTATCAGGGCCTTTGTGCACAACTGGCTGCACAAAGAGCAGGACAGAGGCGGCAGCATGCGTCACGCACATGAAAGACCATCTGCCCCCACCGAGTACCAGAAGCGACAGCAGGAAGCCCGCGAAATGGCCCGTATGGCCCTGGCCATGCGACAGCAGGAGCGCGCCAGGTACGACACCATGCTGGAGGTCTCATAATGCAAAACGCATTTACAGCCCTTGTTCAAACTCTTGTTCTTTGCCTCATGGACGCCGAAGCCGTATACAGCTCCGGACGATCGCGTGAAGAGCTGGCCAACCTCGCACACCTCTGGGCAACGACCATGGAGGGCATAGAGCCTGCCCGCATAAAGCAGGCCTTCACCATCTACTTGCGCGAAAGCCCCCGCTTTCCCACGCCTGCGCAGATCATGGCCATCATACCCCGCACGTCCAGCGGCACTGCACAGCAGGCCCTGCCAGATGGCCGTGATGGCACATACACACCAGGCAGAGCCGAGCTTGCCTGCGCTGCCATACGCGGCGATGAGGAAGCCCGTCGAAAGATGGAGGCCATCCTGGCCAGAGCCATGGCACAGCAGGGCCATGCCGTTGCAGGAGGTGCCGCATGAGAGGCTGCAGACCCTTGACGCCGGATGAATCCCGCCGCGTTTATGCCGCGTATTCTGGCCGCCACAAACTGCGCAATCAGTGCCTGCATATGCTTTGCGTCACCACCGGTCTGCGCGTCTCTGAGGCCCTTTCCCTACGCATAGGCGACGTGGTCAAGAAAGGCCGCATAGTGCGTCGGGTACAGATTGCCCGACAAAACACCAAGCGCGCCATGTCTGGCCGCACCATCGACCTGCCCACATCTGCCAGGGCGGCCATCAACCGACACGTCTTTGACCTTGCCCAGAGGGGCAAGCTTGGGCGTGCAGACTATCTTTTCAGCAGTTACGACAGGGGCAAGGCCATCACCCGCAGGCAGGCCTGGCATATCTTCAACAGCGCTGCCCTGGCCGCAGGCCTTGATGAAGACCTGGGCGCCCTTGGCACGCACAGCTGGCGCAAGACCTTTGCCGATCAGGCCAACCGCCACTTCATCACCCTCAACCGCAACGGCGAAAACCTCAACCCCATGCTGGAAACGTGCCGCGCCCTTGGGCACCGCAGCATGGAAAGCACGGAAAAATACCTCAGCTTCAAGACTGACTACCAGCAAACAGTCATCACATACATGGACAAGATACATGAGTATGCACTTGGATAAACAGCCCGAATGGTTACGGCTTTCTCAATGCGCCGAGATATTGCAAATGCACTACCGTACAGTGCTTGCCCTTATTAGCAGCGGCCGACTGAAAGCGCGCAACTTTGCAACACGAGACAAAAAGCCGTGCTGGCGCGTGCACGTCCAATGGCTCAAGGAATACCAGGAGCTTGTTCCCCAGCAGGAACTGGACTGATACCCAGCACGGATAGCCATATATCAGGGCGGGATTTTCCGCCCTTTTTTTGTGTTTGGATTTCTGTTTTCCACCCGCAGAAATGTACCTACTTATTTTCTATATTTTGCATATAACATATTGAAATATCAGGATAACATACCTCTTCAAAAAGAAATGCCGTACGCATTTATACGCAGTAAAACGCAAGCATACGCATTCATACGCATTCATTGGTAATAATAGTCACGATATATCACCTTCGTGGATTATGTGATATTTTCAATACGGGCAAATCTTCAAAACCTGTCAAGAAAAAAACTTGGTATTTATACGCAGTAATACGCATTCATTGGTAATCATAGTCCGAAAATATCACACTTTTAAAAAAACCGCAAAAAGCCGTGCTACGTTTGCCTTGAAAAAGGAGCCGAAAAGCATGGCCAGGATACCCTACAAAAAGCACCCCGCCCTCACAGCCAGTCTGGCACTGGTGGCCCTCTTTGGTACAGCCGCAGGTGCCAATATAGCGCTGGATACCATTGCCCAGCACGAAGGCTACGTTGAGCAGGCCTATCAGGACCCGGTAGGCATCTGGACCAAATGTTTTGGCGATACCTACGACGTTACCCCTGGCATGACCTATACGGCAGAACAGTGCGTACAAAGCCTCAACCGCCAGGTGCTCGATCATGCCAGGCCCGTATTCAAGTGCATACCTGACCTTGCCAGCCAGCACGATCTGGTGAAGGCAGCCATGGTCAGCATGGCCTACAACATCGGCACTAACGGATTCTGCAAGTCTCAGGTGGCCAGCAAGGCCAATGCCGGTGACTGGGCAGGCGCCTGCCAGCACATGGCCAAGATCTACACCACAGCCAGGGGCAAGACCCTTCCGGGCCTGGTCAAGCGCCGCAAGGCAGAATCAGACATGTGCCTGCGTGGCCTTGCCCTGGCAGACAGTAAGGAGGCCCGCCAGTGATCGCCATCCTCAGCAAGATCCTGCCCTTTCTCAAGCCTGTTTTGGGCAGGCTTGGTCAGGATTCAAAGCGAGCGCAGGAGCTGCGCGCCGAGGCCGAGCTTATCGAAGCCAAAGCCTTTGCCCAGAAAGGCCGCATCGCCCCACGATATTTCTTTCAGTATGTGGTTTCAGGGGCCTTTGCCGCTCTTGTGGTCTGGCTGCTGTTCTGGGCTGTCTTTCCCCAGCATGTGGCCTCTCCCCTGTCAGCTGCTGCTGATCTCTTTGACATGGCCGGGCAGGCTTTCAAGCTGCTCTTTGTGACGGAGTAGCCATGAATGCCACCCTGAATAACGAAGACCTGCGCGTCATCCTGGCCCGTATAGAGGAAAAGCTGGATGCACAGCAAACGCTCTGTGCCGAGCGCAGGGGGCACGTCAATGCGCGTCTTGAGCAGATCGCCGAATCACAGCGCAGCCAGGGCGAACGCCTGGGCAAGCTGGAATCAGCAGAAGAACACCGCGCTGGCCAGCTCAAGGTTTTTGGCTGGATCATAGCCGCCATCTGCAGCATCGCCTCTGTGCTGGGCAATCTGGCCGTCAACTATCTTGCAAAGGGTATCTGAATGTCACGCCAGCCCAGATATTCCAGACGCTATACGGAAGCCGCCCGCGAAGCCATCCTGAACTGGCAGAAGCGTGGCGACATGCCAGACGGCGCTCTGGCCCGCGAGCTGGGCATTACCCGCACTGTGCTGCGTGCCTGGTGCAGCCAGCACGCCGAATTTTCCGAGGCCATAGCTGATGCCCGGAGCACACTTGCCCTCCAGCAAGCCCAAACACCCCCTGCCCGTGCGGGCCGTCCGTCCAAGTATACGCCAGATATGGATGAGACGGCCCGTCTTCACGCAGCCACCGGCAAGAACGACGAAGCCATTGCCCGCGAGCTGGGTATCAGCATGACAACGCTGCGCAACTGGCGCACCGAACACGTCAGCCTGCACGAAGCCATACAGAATGGCCGCGATTACTGGGCAGTCACTGTGTCGGAAGAATCCCTGCTCAAACGCGTCCAGGGCTATGAGTATGAAGAGATAACAGTGGAGGAAAGCGACAGGGGCGAACGCACCATACGGCATACGCGTCACATGCCGCCAGATACCAAGGCGGCCCAGTTCCTGCTCACCAACCGCGCTCCGGAGCGCTGGAGCAATAAGGAGCACATAGAGGCAGACGTTAAACAGGAAGTCAAGGTGGTCCTTATCGGCGGGCGCAAACGCAGCCAGGAAGCCCAGAGGAGCGATACCTGATGGCCATTGAAGTGCAGATACAGCTTGAAGAGCTTCAGGAAGAAGCCTTCTGCAGACTGCAAGAGCGCCGCTATGGCGTCATGGTCTGCCACCGGCGTTTTGGCAAGACCTATCTGTCAACGGCCATGCTTGTCTATCACGCCATGTCTGCTGACCATCACTACCGTGGCGCATACATTGCCCCTACCTATCGCCAGGCAAAGGACGTGGCCTGGGATCAGATCAAGGAATTTGCCCGGCCCTGCAATGCCAGCTTCAATGAAAGCGAACTGCGTATCGACTTTCCCAACGGCGCACGTATCAGGCTCTACGGTGCAGAAAACCCCGACAGCCTGCGCGGCCTTGCCCTCTGCGACGTGGTTTTTGATGAAGTGGCCGACATGCCGTACGGCATATGGGGCGACATCGTTCTACCCATGCTTCTGGCCAACGACGGCCGCGCCCTCTTCATCGGAACGCCAAAGGGCATGAATGCCCTCTGGCAAATCTGGGAAAACGCCCTGCAGAATCCCGACAAGTGGGTGACGCTCATGTTCCGAGCTTCAGAGACTGGCATTCTCAGCCAGGAGGCTCTGGCCGTTGCCCGCGCCGAAACCACAGCCGCAGGCTATGAGCAGGAATACGAATGCTCATTCCTGGCAGCCGTTGACAATACTGTCATACCCTTCTCCCTGGTGCTCGAATCCATTGGCAGGCGCAAGGTCGTAGATATGGATCTCGTCAGCCAGTACCCTCTGGTTATCGGCGTGGACGTGGCCCGCTTCAAGGATGCCTCAGTCTTTTTCCCGCGCCGTGGGCTCTACGCATATGAGCCCATCGTCATGCGTGACATTACCAATACCGAGCTTTCACACCGTCTTGTAGCCCTCATTGCCGAGCGTGACCCCAGCCTCGTGTGTATCGACCAGGGCCAGGGCACCGGCGTCATTGACCTGGTACGCGACCTGACCCGTGGACAGCGCGTCATCATTGAGGAGGTCCCCTTTGGCAGCAGCGCCAACGACGACAAGAAATACGCCAACCGCAGGGCAGAAATGTGGTTCAAAATGCGCGACTGGCTCACGCAGGGCGGCGTTCTGCCTGACGATGCCCAGCTAAAAAAAGAACTCTCTGCCCCTGTCTACAGCTATACGGGAGGCGAAAGCCGCATCCTGCTGGAACCTAAAGACAAGCTCAAGCAGCGTCTGGGCTGCTCACCTGACCTGGCAGACGCCCTTGCCCTGACCTTTGCCGTACCCCTTGGGCCTAGCAGAGACAGTCTCATGCCTGACCTGGAACGCCGCTATGGCCGTTCTGGCGCACATACCACACGCGACTGGATGACAGGCCAGCGCCGGGAGGACCGCTATGACCCCTTTGCTTAAAATGCACATGGTCACCGGCAGTCAGGCTGCCTGCATGGCGCCCTTTATCTGGGCAGATATGGGCAAACGTGAGCGCCGTGCCATACTCTGGGATGTAGTCCCGAATCTGCGACAGTATGCCCTGCAGAAAGCCCTTGGCATGGCCCTTGTGGCTGGCATTGCCTGGGCAGGCCCGCGCCTGGCCGCCATTGCCTGGATCGTGCCCGTAACCCCGGGCTCACGCTGTGGCCTTATCCACTGTTGCTTCATGCCCGGCTGCCAGCGCTACCGCCATGAGCTGGCCCTGAGATTCCTGGACGCTGTCAGCAAGCTGCGCGGCAAAACCCTGGAATGCCTTATCGCCCTTATCCCCATCGTCTACCGTCATGCACGCCAGCTGGCCCGTGACGTGGGCTTTGCCAGCATGGGCAGCCTGCCCGGCGTCTGCGTGCTGGCCGGTAAAAAGCCCGTGCGCGGTGTACTCATGAAATACGAGCTGGGAGGGCAGGCATGAAACCCCTTTCCACAAAAGCGCAGACTGATGCCTGGTTCAATGTCCCTGATGCCGGTGACAACAGACTGCAGCAGGAACAGGAAGACAACGATTTGCGCGCTGTGCTCAACAGCCCCGAAGGCGAGCGTTTCATCCTGCGTCTGCTGCACGGCTGGAACGCCACCGGCCGCGTGGCCTGCGACGAACGCAGCATGACCCTGCGCAATGAAGCGGAAGACCTGCTGGCAGACATAGCCAGAACACATCCGGCTGCCTGCCTGCGCATCATGGCGACCCTGCGCGGCATCACAGCACAATAAACAGGAGGACATATGGAAGCAAACACAGCCCCAGGCGCTGGCGACACCCAAAGCGCTGCTCCGCCAGCTGATACGTCAGACACTGCAGGAGGTCAGAATGCCACACAGGACCAGACGCAAAATAGTACGACCCAGACGCCGCCGGTTGACACCAGCAATCCTGGCGACAGTGCAGACAATGCGTCGCAGGGCACTGATGGCCAGCAGGATAACCAGCAGCCCGACCCTGACAGCACGCCTATTACAGACTGGAGCAGTGTCAAACTCGACCTGCCTGAAGGCATGGTGGACGAAACTGTACTGGGCTCTTTTGGCAAGGCTGCAGTGGAACTTGGCTTGACCCCAAAGCAGGCCAGGGCCCTGGCCAGCTGGCAGCTCGACACCATTGCCGAGCAGCGCCAGGCCCTTATGGACGCCGGTATACAGCAGCTTTCCAAAGAGTGGGGCAGCAAGGCAGAGGCCAATCAGCAGGAAGTCCTTGCCCTGATCTCCCGAATCGACCGTGCAGCCGGTGACGACAGTTTTTCCAAGGCGCTTGGCATGAGCGGCGCAACCTGTTTTCCCGGCGTGGTCAAGGGCCTGTTGTCCATTGCCAGAATGATTTCCGAAGACAGTATCGGCACTGCTGGAGCGGCCGGCATGTCCGAGCACGACGAAACGGCCCTGGAAGGCCTGAATGCGGCGCTCAAGGAAGCGCAAAGGAGAAGATAAATGTCCAGCCAAATGCGCACTCTGCACGAGATTGCCGTCAAGTATGCCAAGAAACAGTCTGGCATGGTGGATTCCCTTACAGAGGATTCCCCCATTCTTGAACGTATCAAGTGGAAGCCCTCCACACACGGGATGTGGAACGTGGCCGAAAAAATGACCGACATCAAGGGCGCGTCATTCATCGAGGCCGATGCCCCGCTGCCTTATATGCACACAAGCACTGACCTGGTGCATACTGACCTGCACGTCATGGGCGGCACTATGGAGGTACCCACTCTGCGCGCCAAGAAGCTGGGCGGCCCCCAGAGATATTTTGCCGACCGTCAGGGGCCACTGCTCAAAAAGTCCGGCATGGATACCGAACGCCAGATCGTTCTGCACAACTGGCTGCGCGGCGCCAAAGCTGCCAAGAACCTCTATAATGCCGGTGGCACCGGCGAAGGATGGTTCATCCTGGGAGTGCGCTTTGACGAGCTTTCCAATGTGGGGCTTTATGACCCTGACCAGTTTGATTCCGGTCGTCTGTTCAAAATCGACTATCCCTACGGCAGCGACGAGCACTATCTGCATGGTCCTGGCTATGAAGGCGTGCTGGGCTTCTCTGTAGTGTACCGCGCCATCTTTGGCTACCAGATACTGGACGCTGCCCGCACTGTGGCCGCCATCGTCAATGTGGATGAAGAGCACAAGCCCACACCCACCATGATCGACGACATGCTGGCCACCATCCGCTCTCAGCCGGGCACCACCCTCCTTGTCACCAGCCCGCGTGGCAAGATCTACGGCATCAATCCCTACAAGGTTGAGAACGTCCAGCTTGTGCCCACTGATAAGGATGCCAAGACCCACCTCGAAAGCTGGAACGGCATCCCCATCGTCACTTCTCACAATATCGCTGAGAAGATGCCCAACGTGAAGGTCTAGGAGGAACGCATATGCCTATGACAGGACAGGAATTTCTGGAAGGTGCCAGGGAGGCCAAAAGAGAGCGCGTGCGTCAGGGCCTGCGCTCAGGCCCCATCTATGCTGGCGACAATGCGCAACCTATCATCTGGTACGATCAGGTGTTCGGCCGCGAAATAACGCCCACCGGCACCGTTGAATGCGAGCATTCTCTGCGCGTGGGCGCAACACAAAGCTCACTGGACGTGGTCATCGTGGCCAGCCATGCCAATACAGACCCACTGACCGTGGCCGAAGGTGCCATGCTTGAAATCGTGCTCATGCAGGCCGATGAAGCTGACGGCACCTTTGAAGAGGTAGGCCCCTCTGTCTGTGTCACTGCCCCCCTGGGCGGCATGGAAATCGACCCCGACATGCTGGTGGCCCGCTTTGCCGTGGGCAACATGACCAAGCCCTGGTGCAAGGTCAAACTCTCTGTACAGGGCGACATCACCGGCGGTCTGGTGGATGTGGCACTGGCATATATGGCCCGATAGGCAGGTGCAGCCATGTCACAGACGGCCATAACCACATCCGTGCGCTACGTCTCTGACGGCACACTGGCGTCGTGGCCCGTGCCCTTCCCCTTTGTCATGCCTGCACAGCTGGGCGTCAAGATCGTCAACGCGGAAGGGCAGGAGCGCCGCCTTGCCTACGGCACTGACTACCTGCTCAGTAATAACTGTGTCATGGCCGTTGTCCCCCTGGGGCAGAGTATCGTCATCTGGCTGGACGCGCCCCTGGAGACCGTGCTGCAAAGCGTAGCCAGCAGGGCAGCAAACCCCATGCCCCCACAGGGCGCGCCCAGCAACAGCGTGCTCAATACGCTCACGGCCAGGGTGAACGAGCTGGAAGAGCAGCAAGAGAAAGCTCTGGAAGCTGCCCGCAAGGCCGAGGCCGATGCTCAGGTGCAGCGCCTCATTGCCGAAGGTGAGACCCAGATCCAGTCCCTCACCAAGAAAGCCCTGGCCGCAGAGCAGGCTGCCAGAGAAGTGCAGGCCCTCGTTACCAGGGCCACGCAGACCCTTACAGAGCTGGCCAAGAAGTCACAGGAGCAGGTAACAGCCACAGCCACAGCTGCCCAGCGTCAGCTCAATGTGACTGCAGGCCAGGCCAGTGACACGCTGAAAAAAGCCTCAGCCGACGCAGCTGCCCAGCTCTCGCAAAAGGCCTTCACTGCCCGCAAAACAGTGACACAGGTCTCAGAACTTGGCTCTGGCCTGAAAAACTACCAGGGCTTTTATGTGCAGGCCGAAGACATGCCAGCCGATCAGGTCCTCACCCTGCCCGATGGTCTGGTCTACTATCCCGGTCGGGCCATGCTGGTCGTCATCTACCAGGGCACGGTTCTCAGCCTTGGCGTGCATTATGATGAAGTGGGCGATGCGTCTGCGCTGTCTGACGGCATCATGCCGCACTTTGCCAGTAAGGCGGGCGATCAGTGGGGCTTTATTGTCATAGCCGCCAATTCTGCAGCCGGTGCCGACATAGCTGCCAAACGTGCCGAAGAGGCCGCCCGTGAGGCAGATGCCGACGCCAAAGCAGCAGACACTGCCCGCAACGCTGCAGAGCTGGCCGCACGCAAGGCCGGACTCTGGCAGCAGGCCAGTGAGTATTCGGCAGACGAAGCTTATCGCATTGCCCAGTGTGCCTGGAAGGCTGCCTATCAGGCCAGCATGGCCACATCACAGCCCGGCATTGCAGCCGTCAGAGACTTCTCTGAGCTGTCCCACTGTGTCAGCGGCCTGTACATCATCAACAGGCATCTGCTCAATTCGCCCACGCTCTTCATGGGCGTCTGGCCCGTAGACAAGGTGGAAGACATCACCTGGGATGGCGTTTTCTTTTTTGGCCCACAATTCCCCAGCAACCCAACGCCCCCGCCCGTGCCGTGCCCCCCGCCCGGGCAGCCCGGCGGAAATGGCAGCAACACATCCGCGTCTGCCACCTGGAAACCCTGCAACTGCGCATAAGGAGACAGCATAATGCCTGATACGCAACTCCCCGGACAGAACACCGGCACAGACGAAGGCGGGCGCATCATCATTTCTCTGCCCACCCCCATGTTTCAGGCCGTAGGCGGCCAGCTTTACAAACTCCTGCTGGAAACCACAGCCTCACAGGTCATGATGGCCGACGGCGTCAGCGTGGAAACGCGTCTGGTCACGCTCGAGCGCGCCCTTGCCTCCAACACCACGACCTATTTTGCAGACGACATTGCCGACCGTGATGCCCTTACAGGCATGATCCCTGGCGACCGCGTCTTCGTCATCGACGCCACCGGCGACACCACCGTCAAGACCGGCAGCGCCACCTATATCTGGATGCCGAACCTGAGCTGGCGCAAGCTTAACGAGGACGAATCCCTGGACGTTACCCTGACCTGGGAGCGCCTAGAGGGCAAGCCTCAGTCCACTGTTACTGATATCGACCTGGCCGTTGCCCGTCAGCACGTCCACAGCAACAAAACGCAGCTGGACGCCCTGTCTGAGGACGGTGAAGGTAAGCTGCTCTACAGGGGCCAGCCCATCAATGATGGCCTTGTAGATGTGGCATCCACAACAGACATCGGCGTCATCCCTGAGAATCTGCGTGATGGCGGCCTGCTTATCGTCAACCCGGCTAACGGCCAGTAACCGTCAGCCACAAACATAAGGAGAATGTCCCATGGCTATCGAATTCGCTAACACCAAGAAAGTCATTGCCTCTCAGAAACAGGGCGACCAGCTGAACAAACTCTATTATGAGACCAGCGCCGACCAGGTCAAAATGGCCGATGGTCAGGACGTGCAGACCGCCCTGTCCAATCTGACCACCGTGGTCAATGATTTTTTAACTGGTGCGGACAACAACGATGACGTGATCAACCGTCTGTCTGAACTTGTCCAGGCCATCCAGAACAACAAGGGCAGCATTGACGCCCTTGTGGCTGACAAGGTGGCCAAGTCCGACATCATCAATGACCTGACGACCGGCGGCACTGACAAGGTGCTCTCCGCTGAGCAGGGTAAGGCCCTCAAAGCCCTCATTGACCAAATCAATACCGACCTCGGCAATGTCCATGTCTTTGCAAACGCTGACGACCTGGACAGGCTCAGCGTGGTCAATGGCGAAGTGGCCGTTGACGGCGTGGTGATGAAGGAAGTGGTCTCTGTGGCCACCATGCCCGAAACCATGCCCACCAACCTGGCAGACGGCGGCCTGCTCATCGTCGGCTAGTCACAACACAATCAACCGGGCGGGCGGATTTCCGCCCCGCCCGCTCAGGGAGATATACCATGCCGGATGTTTACCAGGTCAAGAATGGCAAGCCGGAGCATATTTTTGGCACCCAGACCACCCAGCGCATCGAACAGCTCGAGCAGAAAACCAAGGCAGCCACTGTCAATAGCCTTGGGCTCGTGCAGCCTGATGGCAAGACAGTGCTTATTGACAAGAATGGCGTTATCAGTGCTGTTGCCAGTGGTTCAGCAACGGCCACCATCCCCACCATCACTGGCCCGGATACAGCGCCCATCGGCTTTGCAACAACCTACAGCTTTACATCCTCCAGCGGTTTGCAGGGCGGCCAGATTCTCAGTTTTGACGTTACTTTCAACGGCCAGACAAGGAATGTCACAGCTACAGACGGCGCAGGCTCCATTGATATCACTGTACCTGCAGGTACAGCAGAAAACACTGCCCTTGAGCTGAGTGTCGTGGCTAACGACAACTATGGCGGGCAGTCCAAGCCTAATGTCAAAACCATCACTGCTGTCGCCGCCTATGTGGAATCGCCGACCATCACCCTGCCCGCCAGTGGGGCCACAGTATCCCCTACCAGCATCGCCATCACCACGTCGGCGTTCAGCACTGCAGGCGCCAGCGACAGCCACAGCAAGAGCCGCTATAAGATCACCAGCGACGTCGCAGGCGAAAACATTGTCTTTGATTCTGGCGAAGTAGCCAGCCTGACCTCATACACGGCAAAGCCAGCAGACCTTACCCCTGGCAGCACCTGCTATGTATTTGCCCAGCACATAGGCACAAGGCTGGGAGCGTCCTATTGGAGCCCAGGCGTAGCGGTCGTTATCGCCAAAGCCCTTACACCGTCTATCACGGCCCCTGCTGCCTCTGCCTATGTGTCGCCTGCCAGTGTGACCATCACTACGAGCCCCTTTGCGGCTGAGAACAGTGTCAGCGATACGCTTGCGGCCAGCTATTACAAGATCTGCACGGATCAGGCAGGCAACAGCCCTGTTTACGAATCCGGCAGGATCAGCGGTACGGCTGTCAGCCATACGGCCAGCCTGAGCACCAAACTCACGCCCGGCAGCACCTACTACGTCTTTGCCCGGCACGAAGGCACAAACACGGGCCTGAGTGCGTGGAGCACGGGCGTAGCCATCAAGGCCAGCAATGCCCTGCCCCCCAGTATTACAGCCCCCGTAGTCGGCGCTGAAATCATGGTGACAGAAGGCGTTACCATCGTGACCGGGGCCTTCAGTACGGCTGGCGGTATTGCCGACACTCATGCCAGTACAGACTGGAAGATCACCAGTGATGCCGCTGGGCAGCAGGTGGTTGCCGAAGCAGCAGCAAGCTCTGACCTGCTCACCCATACGTTTACGGGGCTGGAGTTGACAGAGGGCAATACCTATTACGCATGGGCACGACATAACGGGACTGTCACAGGGGCAAGTGCCTGGAGCACAGGCAGGAGTTTTGTTGCCAAGAAAGGCGTTACCGCCCCATCCGGGCGTGTATTTTACCGTCACAGTTCAGGCATGGGAACCGTGATGGAATTCAACGACGGCCAGGCGCGCAAGGCCGTAATCCTGGATGCAAAATACAGGACAAAAGCGCAGTTCGGCACATACGGCAAGGATTCGTCGCTGACCAATTATCAGAGCCAGAACAAGAACGACACCTGGTATATCAACGGTGGTTCTGCAGCAACTACACCAGATGCCTGTAAAACGCTCACGGATGCCTTCCTAAACGATATGTGGGCAACTTCCAAAGACCAGAATGCAGCCAAACAGAATGACGATGTATGGCTGACGTATGAAGGGACTACGGACAGCCAGAGCATTTCCGGCGTTCCTGCTGTGCGTGCTGCCAGAGAGGTCAAGGTCAACGGCGTGGGCTGCGATATACCGAATCACCAGACGCTAATGCGTATGTACTGCGATGCCGATATTATCGACTCTCTAGACCCCACAGTGGCAGCATATCCAGGCAATGCTCTAGGTAGTGCTAATACTAATGGCGCGTGGAAAATTGCAGGCGCGAACTCCGCGTTTGCCTCTACGGAGTACGGTAGCAACTACGTGCGGTGCGTGCACTACAATGGCTACTGTCTCAACGCCACCAAGGGCCTCACTTGTGCTGTTGCGCCTGTTCTGGAGATTTAATTCTTGACCCTTAACACTTACCGCCCCGCAGGGGCGGTCGAAAATTTTTTTGTATGCCACAACAGACTGTAACACACGAGCCCCAGCCGTTT